GCTTAATTCGTATATGGAAGAAGATGGAACGGTGGTTCCTCTTGAGAGTTCTTATGATTTGTCAGTCCGTGTCACAGAGCGCAAGGGCAAGATTAAAGTCATAAACGTACCGCCAGAGGAGTTCCTGGTAAACCGCCGCGCTACCAGTCTAGAAGAAGCCTATTTCATAGCTCACCGCACAACAATGACAGTTTCTGACTTGGTGGCAATGGGCTACGACAGAGACGAGATTGAAGCGCACGCTGGAAACTCCGACCTAGACGTTGATGAAGAGCGTACCAATCGTTTCCAAGACCTAGAGGCAAGCACAGGCACAGATGCTGCCGACCCTACACTGCGTGAGGTTGTGTACTACGAGTGCATTATGAACGTGGATTATGACGGTGACGGCATTGCTGAACGCCGCCGTATTTGCGCTATTGGAGATGGTGCAGCGCACATCCTGCATAACGAGCCATTTGACCACGTTCCATTTGCCGTTGTTAGCCCAATCTTGATGCCTCACCGCCTTATTGGTCGCAGCATTTACGATATGACCGAGGATTTGCAGGTCATCAAGTCTACTTTGATGCGTCAGTATCTGGATAGCGTATATACAAGCACTCTGCCACGAATGGTTGCTGTTGAGGGTCAGGTTAATCTGGATGACCTTCTTGAAGGCACTGCTGGTGGCATCATCCGCGCTCGTCAGCCAGGTATGGTGCAGGCCATTAGCGGCACCCCTGTAGGCGGCGAAATCCGGCCTTTGATGGATTACCTAGACAACATCAAAGAGCAGCGCACAGGTATGAGCAAAGCGTCACAGGGGCTAGATGCAAACGCTTTGCAGTCCACGACAGCTAGTGCCATTAGCGCGACTGTCAGAGGCGCACAGGTCAAGCTGGAGAGCTATGCTCGTACAATGGCTGAGACAGGCGTTAAAGACTTGTTCCGTGGCATTCTGCATCTAGTTACGAAGTACGATAACAAGCCGCGTATCGTGCGCTTGCGTAACAACTTTGTGCCGATTGACCCGCGTGAGTGGACTAGCGAGTTTGACGTTGTTGTGCAGGTTGGTCTTGGCACGGCTGATGACGAGCAGAAGATTGCATTCCTAACGCAAATTGCTGCCAAGCAGGAGCAAATTTTGCAGCAGTTAGGCGTAAACAATCCTGTGGTTACAATGTCTCAGTACGTTAATACGCTCCGCAGCATTGCAGAAATTGGCGGCTTTAAGGACGCAGACCAGTTCTTTAATGCGCCACAGCAGATAGCGATGATGCAGCAACAGCAGGCACAACAGCCGCCAAAGCAAACCCCAGAGCAAATGCAGATGCAACAGCTATTGCAGCTTGAGCAGCAGAAAGCACAGGCACAGCAAGCTCTTGAGCAGCAAAAAGCCGAGGCAAATATTGCTCTGCAACGAGAGAAGATGCAGCAGCAGCTTATGCTAGACCGCGAAAAGATGCAGATGGAAATGGAGCTACGCCGTCAAGAGTTGCAAGCAGAGGCAGAGCTTCGTGTGGCTAAGGCCGTAACAGATTCACAGATTTCAACTAACTTGCCGAGGGTGTAACGATGGCTAAACGCAAGAAACTCCAAGACCAGAACCCACCGCGCCGCGTAGAAATCCGTGGGCAAGACCATTTACTGGCCTATATTACGCCAGAAGAAGCGGCGTTGTTAAAAGCTCGTGGCGGCACAGGCGAAGCTGGCCCTATGGGGATTCCGTCTTTCCCAGAACCGGGTATGGGTGGTAGCAGCGACAGCCGCAGTGGCTCCGGCAATGAAGGAAGAGACAACGACAGCAACGATAGAGGTCGTGATAGCGATAGCGACAGCCGCAGCGGCCCAAGCAGCGCAGGCAGAGGCGGTGGTCGCGCTGACGCTGGTATGAGTAGCTCTAGGGGCTTTAGCGGTGGCGATGATAACGATATTGATTTTGACTCTGAATTAGACGTTAGCGGTCTTTTAGGTTCAGCTTCGTCTGGGGTGTCAAACGCGCAAATAAATAAAGCGGTTGATAATGTAAAGTCAATCCTAAAGGGTATTTCAACAAAAAGCAGGGGATTAACATCAGCCCAAATTGATGAAATCAACGCTGCTCAACGCGCAATGCAATTTACTCCATATAGCGAAACAATTAACGACCCTGTGTACTCCGGCCTAAAAAGCGCAGCTATCGGATTAGAAGGGGAAGATAGGCGTTTGGGTGGATTGACAAGAGCGCAATACGGCGAGATGCCAGGCTATATGCAAAATGTATATGACAAGACTGGCGCATATAACTTTGAGTTTGGGCCGCAAGGTCGTGTGACAGGATTTTACGGCCCGCCCGGAGGCTCCCCAATCCCCGGCCTTAACCTGCTTGGCAAGGGGATTGTAGGGCTAACAGATATGCTGTTAGGCCCCCCTATGACTGAAGATGACTTAGCTTTGCGCTCAGGATACACAGGATTTGGTGAAGGTAGCCAGCTAGACGACGGCAGAGACGGCGGTTCAGAAGATATCAAGCCTGCTGACCCTATTACTGGCGAGTGTGAAGAGGGCTATGTCTTTGATAAGACACTAGATGCTTGCCGTTTGGACACTCCTGGGTTTGGAGGAACAACTGAATCTGAAGATACAACAGACTCTGGAGTGTATGGGCGGTTAGGCTTGTTAGATGTGGCACCAGTAAGCCTGTCTGATTTTTATTCCAGATACGGAGTTCAGCCACAGGATTTTGGTGCAGCTAACTTAGCGTATCGCCGTGGTGCTGGTACACAGTTCGGCATATTTCAAGACCCATATGAACGAAAAGGGTTTGAGCAACTAATATGAACGAAGGTAAAGCTAGAGAAGATATGGCTAGGGCTGAAAAGGCTGAAGCTGTACTTAGAAACGAAATATTCATCGAGAGCTTTGAGTATTTAGAGAACGAGTTTACGCAAGCGTGGAAGCAAAGCGCATTGAAAGACACGGATGCACGAGAGCGTCTGTATATGCTTTGCCAGAACCTAGAGGCACTAAAAGGCTACATACACAAGGTAGTCGAGGATGGGAAAATGGCAAAGGCGACTCTACAAGAGTTGCATAATCGTCAACAATTTGAGAAAAGGAAATAACAATGTCCGATAATCCGCAAGGAACCGGCAATTTTTCAGTAAATGATGCAATTAGCCTTCTAACGACCCCCACGCCGGACAAGGTTGAAGAAGAGCGACAGGAAGCAAACGCTTCCGAACCGATGGAGACAGAGGCCGAAATCACGGAAGAGGACAACCAGCCAGAGGCTGAATCCTACGAAGATGACGAGGATGATGTTGATGATGTCGATGAGTCTGATGAAGATGATGACTACGAGGATGACGAAGAGGAACCTCAAGAACAACTCTACAAAGTCAGAGTAGACGGCGAAGAGATAGAGGTCAGCCTGGACGAAGCCCTACAAGGTTATCAGAGGCAGAAGGCTTTTACCAAGCGTAGCCAAGAGGCTGCTGAAATGCGGAAAGCTGCTGAGAAAGAAGCAGCGGAAGCAAAGCAGGCTCGTGATTACTACGCACAGCAACTTGAGGTTGTGGCGCAGCAGATTCGTCAGACAATTCCACAGGAACCTGATTGGGTCTCGTTAGCAAAAGAGGTTACAGCGGAAGAGTACAATGCAATTAGAGCAGAGTACGACAGTCGTATGACTAACCTCGCAAGAGTGGAGCAAGAGCGACAGTATGTTGCTCAACAGCAGGCCGTAGAGCAAGAAGAGGCGTTGAAGAAACATCTCGCCGCACAACGGTCTGAAATGCTGAACCGGATTCCTGCTTGGCAGGATGATGAGCGCAGAAATGCAGAGCGTATTAATGTCATTAACTATGCTCGTAGCGTTGGTTTCAGCGAAGAGGAAGTGGCACAGGCGACAGACGCTCGTGCCGTAGAACTCCTCTACAAAGCGATGCAGTGGGATAATCTTCAGAAGAAGAAACCCGCAGCTAAAAAACGCACAAAAGAAGCTCCAAGAATGGCTAAAGCTGGTCAGCCACGGACTAAAAAGCAGGTTGCTAGTCGTTCACGCCAGCAAGCTCTAGGAAGGCTCAATAAAGAGCGTTCTGTAGATGCAGCCGTATCTTACTTGATGGGCAACAAAACTTAGAAGGAGTTTTCAAAATGGCCACATTCACTACCGCCCTTGCTGTTGGGGAAAAAGAACAGCTTGCAGATGTGATTTATCGCATCGACCCAGATGAGACACCAATCTTTTCCGCACTCAAAAAAGAGACCTCAAACGGTATCTTTACTGAGTGGCAGGTTCAAGAATTGGCTGCCGCATCTGCTACCAACTACGTCAATGAAGGCGCAGACGCTAGCATCGGCACACCAACTGCAACTACTCGTCTGGGCAACTACCACCAGATTTCAGTAGCAGCAGTCGCTGTATCAAAGACACTTGATGCAGTCGAAAAAGCTGGTCGTGACCGTGAACTGGCATACCAGAAGGTACTGAAATCATTGGAACTTCGTCGTGACATCGAAAAGTCAATCGGTGACACAGACGTAGCTCGCTCTGGTTCTGACCCTCGTAAATCAGCATCACTGTCTTGCTGGATTACAAATGGTTCAGTAGGTGCAACTGCTGGTGCCTTCGCTACTGGCGATGGAACGGACACAATCACAGCCGGTGACTCTCGCGCTCTGTCACTTGCACTCATCGAAGATGGGATGCAGGACGCTTGGACAGACGGCGGCAATCCAAAGATGATGATTTGTTCAGCAACAAACCGTGCGAACTTCTCTAACCTGACTGCATCTTCAAACTTGGTAAACAACCAAGTGAATATGACTCAGGCGAAAGAAGTGACCTACGTTGGTTCAACATCAGTCTTCCTGACTGACTTTGGCACCATCGAAGTTGCTCCATCACGCTTTATGGGCAATGACCGTGCGTTCTTGATTGACCCAGACTTCGCTTCTCTTTGCACCATCAATGGTCGCAACTTTGTAGAGAACGAAATCGCGGCAACAGGTGACGCAGAGAAGTTCCAGATTGTGACTGAGTGGGCTTTGAAAGTACAAGCTCCAAAGGCACACGCTGGCATCTTCGACCTGTCAGGTTCCTAAGCAACATAGAGGGGGCGGGTTTACCGCCCTCTCTTTCCATTAGGGGATACTATGAAAAGATTACTTACATCCGACAAAGCAGCAGGCAAGCAAACATTTTTGCGCCAAGAAACTGATGGTTCTACGTTTATTGAGAACACTCAGCAGTTTGATACGCTGCTAAAGATTAACAAGCAGATGTCTGACGACTGGCAGAAGGGTCAAATGATAGGAACCCAGAAGCACGTCCAGCATGTAGCAGAAATACCCAATGTAGTGTATCATCACCTACTGAAGACGCTGGGTAAGCCTAGCGAAAACCCGAAGGCTTGGAAGGCGTGGCTAAACAGCAACGAAAACCGAGCGTTCAGAACAGGCGGCGGTAATATCTAATGGCTATAACATCTTACGCTGATTTGCAGACATCAATAGCTAATTTCTTAGCTCGAAGCGATTTAACGGCGCAAATTCCTGAGTTTATTCAGCTTGCAGAGGCTCGTATCAATCGTGAGCTAGAAACTCGTGAGCAAGAAAAACGAGCGCAAGCCACACTAACGCCTGGTGACGAATATATTGCATTGCCTACAGATTTGCGTGAGGTTCGTGAGGTTAAGCTGCTCACAAGCCCTCTGACTGTTTTAAGTTACGCATCTCCAACAGGTCTTGATACTCAGTATTCTAGTAACGGCAGCGGTAAGCCGTTAGGCTATAGCATTGTCGGTAAGGAAATGAAACTGAGGCCAGTACCTGACTCTGCTTACACAGCGGAAATTTTATATATTGGCAGTGTAGATGCTCTTTCTGCCGTTAGCACGCCTACGTTGTTTTTGCGTTCACCAGATGTGTATCTATACGGTGCATTGACTGAGGCTTATGTCTACCTGCTGGATGAGACAAGAGCAGCACAGTATGATGAAAAGTTCACTCGTGCTATAAACGAAGTGCGGATGGACGAAGAGCGTTCACATTACGGCACAGGGCCATTACAAACCAAGTCTGTCTATTTGCGGCAGAATACAGTAGCGGAGAAATAAATTATGTCTGCCATGAGTGATTATCTTGAGAATGAAATTCTCGACCATATTCTAGGAACTGGCGCATACACAATGCCATCGTCTGTGTATGTCGGTTTATCTACAGGTTCTTTTGCTGACGACAACAGCGGTACAGAGCTTACCGGCAATGGCTACGCTCGTGTAGCAGCCACGTTCAATGCAGCGGCTTCTGGCACGGCTGACAACAGCGCGGCTATTGAGTTTTCAGCAGCCACAGCAAGCTGGGGTACAGTAAGCCACTTTGGGCTGTTTGACGCATCTTCTGGCGGCAACCTGCTTATTCACGGTGCGTTTACCACTGCAAAGCTGATTGACACAGGTGACATCTTAAAGATTTCTGCTGGCGACCTAGACGTTACAGCAGCGTAGGTGTAGCTGATGGCTACAAATACCCCATCCCTAGAACAGCTATCTGGCAGCATTGATGCGCTGCCTCATAGCCTAGATAATCTGGATGGTCTTCCGTGGTGCAATCCCACTTTAGACCAGCTAGATGCGTGGGGTACGCTTGAGCAACTAGACGCATTTGGCTACACGCTTGATGAGCTAGGCACAGGCGACAGGCTTTGTGTCCTAATAGCAGATGCTCCGTCTGCGTCTATTGCTGTAACGACTACGGCAGAAATACAGTTTGCCATTGAAATGCCAGCAGCGGTATCTATCTCCGCATCCGCTACGTCTGGTGTTAACCGTGTTCGGCCAATGGCAGGCTCTGTAACAGGTG